TGCATAGCCTCGATTCTGCCGGAGTTGTGCGCTCCAGTCATCGCAGTTCTTGCGCACCGAGTCATTGATACCATATTCGCGCTTGAAAGCTTGTTTGCTATTCTTCTGCTGATTTCCGGGATGCTTTCACCTTGTATAACGCCTTGCGTAGCCGCGCTTGCAATCTGTTTCTTCGACCATGCGTAATCCCTACCGGGAACAGGGTACTTTACATCCGGCACAAGGTCTGGGTCTTTTTTAATCAAACGAGTAACAGTGGCATTGTCGTAAATATTGAAAGAAAGGCTAAAATTAAAATCCTTGTCTATCTGATACTGGCTGTAGTTTACAACGTTTTGAAACATTGCCTTCCGTTCATCGTTGATCATATCAGTTGTTGTTTGGCGTGTGTGATAGAGCTGTAACCAAATAGTGTCTCGTACATTGTTCCATCGCTTACCGCGGAAAACAATTCGACTTTTCCAGTTATCGTAATCGGCTTGCGAAATCTCACCGTTCTTGAGCTTCTTTTGCATTTCGGCATCACGTTTTTTAAAAGTATCCGTGTAATGGAGTATCTTTTGCTCAACGTCTCTTGCCGCTTCGGCATATATGCGCTTTATCTTTGCTTCAAGCCTCATTGCGGCTTTCTCGCTTGCGCTATCCCCGTAATAACTCATATGCCTCCAAGCTCAAATACAGCTTATTCCTCAGTCTCGTCTTCGTCTTCTTCGTCTTTTTCGTTTTCCTGCTTATTGCCAGTATCAAACTGTGCCATTCTTGTTGCATCTTCCGCATCCTTGCGCTTCAAGATTTCCTCAACCTCGTCTGGTGTGATATTCGGCAGTTTCTCAAGGATTGTTCTGTCATCCAGATATTCAGCCTCTTGAATTACCAACTGCACTTGTTCAAGTTGATTGGTAACTTTATTTCGTTTGAAGATTGGTGTGTCTTCTTCACCGATCAACTTCAATATCTGCTGAACCGTCTGAATGATCTGATATTCAAAATCATCTGCCATATCATCCATCGGCTGATAGGCCGCTTGAATTTCAGTAGCAGTTTTAGTGCTTGAACTGAAATTAGTAACATCAACAGCTCCAAAGTCGTTGTATATTTGCTTGCGAATCTGCTCCAAGTATGCAGTTCTCGATTCAAACGGTATCTGCTGTGTATACGGAGTTACACTTCCATTATCCGAATCCACAAGCGCGATATGATTAAACAACAACCTATCGCGAAACTGTGAAAGCTCCGGGTCAGTCATACCCATAAATCCAGAAATAATCCAGTAAATCTGAGCACAATCCAGTAGATCATTTGCAAAGCCAGAACGAATCAGATCGTAACTGTCAATCTGTTCACGCATGCCGATCAAAGTTGATTGTTTAAGATCAGACCCCCACAGCGGCACAATTGGCAAAGCACCATAGTTTTCTTCACCAATAATTGTTTCACCATCAGCAGGATTAAACGAAACAATCTGCTTGTAGGCTCTCTTTGGCTCAATCTCTTCAAGCTTTGAGCCGTTTGCCTTTGTGCGGAATGTGGTGTACCCATCCTCTTCATAAAGAACAACGGTCAGTGGCTTGCGCTGATCGATCTGGTAAAACCTTGCTCCGGCTCTAAGCATGCCAGTTGCTTCATCGTACAGCGGTACGAACTCAGTGAGCTTGAACAGATGGCAATGATCTGAGTTGTAAAACAAAAAAGATACGCCATGAATTAAAGCGTATCTTCCTGCCTTTTTTAGAACAGTATCAAAATCAACACCGAGCTTTTCTTTCAGTTTTGCATCAGAAAAAGTAACCCCGTTGCCAAGGGAATATGAAACGCGCTGTGTGTTCAAAAGGCCGAAGAAATTACTGCACACCTTCATATTGCTCGCCGTGTAATTGACGACTTGATGTCCATTTGTTGTAAACAGCGTTTTCTCAAATTTCTTTATAGTGATGTTTTCACGATGATCATAAGCATCTGCGTCCAAAGCTATCTTGACTGCATCGCTCGACCTGTGTGTATTGATCAGTGCTCTCAAAAATTCAGCTGTTTTACCTTTAGCCTTTTCAACTTCAAAATCTTGAAAAGTTTTCTCGTAGTTCATTCATCAACATCCTCTATATAACTCTCAGCGACTGTGAAAGCATCGTTACCGCCACAAATGCGGATGTATCCGGCATCTTCCATTTCGTCAAGCATGTTTGCAATGGTTTCAACAGTCAGTTCGTCTTCATCATCTTCATCATCAAAAAATTCATGAAACTCAAAATGAGAATAGCCGTTATCGTCAACGGTTTCTTCAATCTCCATATCGTTTTCGTTTACATAAAGCTCAACAATCCTCAAACATGTTTCCGCGGTTTCCTCGTCTACCGAAAGTCCGATTTTTACTTTTGCAATCGTATCTGCCATGCTTTTATCCTCCAAAAGGTGATTTATACTCTTCGCCAGTGTCATTACGCTTGTCAAAATACCTACAGACGCAAGCGCAACTGTCAGTTGAATCGTCATGTTCCGCAGATTCTGTATAGCTTAAAATTTGCCCTATATACGATTTATCAGTGCCATTCAAAAAAACAACGTTTCCCCACCATTTCCTAAGATAAGAAGAAATTTTAAGAAACTTGTTCATGCTTTCGTTGTACGTTCTAGCACTGTATCCTCTTCGAACAATTTCTTTTGCTAAGTATCCTTTATCCGCATTTGACTCCGTTAAGATCGGCGCACACATCAATCTTTTTGCTTCCAGGATACAAGTATCAAGGACTAAATCAACATGTTTGTGCCACAATCTGCCATACAAAAAAAGCGTATCACCATGCCTTTTTCCGCATGTGAACGCTGTAAAGTCTTCGCCTCCATAAGAGGCGTCAATGTGCGCTATTCCATCTCTCAGCAGTGTTTCATCATCCGTATATTCCGGGTAAGTGGTAAACAAAGCTCCTTCGGATGCAACCCATAGCCCTAGAACATACCTGTCATAAAGCACTGTTCCTGCATAGTCGCGTTTTATGTTCTCTTTTACACTCTCATCCAGAAAAGGATTGTCATCAAGAGTGTAATTCTGAAGATAGATATCCGAATCAGATTCAAGGAAGTCGTGAAACCAGTGTTGTGGAGAATCCGGGTTGCATGAACCGTCAAAGCAGGAATAAGGCTTGTCAAGACGTGACTTGAGCATATCAAAAACGTCTTTGCTCCACGTCACAACCTCATCGCCATAGCAGTATTTAATTGACGAGCCTCGAATTCTGTCCACCATGTTCGTCTTGTCCGCGCCCAAACAATAAACCTTCTCGCCAAACATAGTTGCTGTGTTATCCGATCTGATATCAGAAACCCGGTCAACTCCGTATTTTTCCTGCATCGGTACAATGATGTTTCTTTGTAGTGTTCCTTTGGTGTTGCCCAGAATCACGTATAAGCCGTCTTTTCCCTTGCGCTCTATGATTCTTCGAGGAATCATGTAATAATCCATGTAGGTTTTTCCAGAGCGTGTAGCGCCGCTTTTTACGTTATAGCGGTGTGTGCAATTATTCCAGAACTGCCGCTGTTTAGGAGTCAAGAGGCTTGTCAGTGTCTGCTGTTTTTTTCTCATCCTTGTCCCTCTCAGTTTCATCATTCAGCCGCTTAAGCAGTTCTTTCAACGGGTCATCACTTTCTTCAACGTTTTCCTTCGGTTTGTCCTTCCAATAGTCCGGCGCTCTGTTCTTTAAGTAGAAAATGAGAGCGGCTACGTTTGGAGGAAAATACAATTCCTCGTCAGCGTACTCAATCCGCTCGGTTACGATTTTGCCTTCTCCGGCCTTTTGTTTTTCTTCTCTCAGCTTGATGGGCTTTTTGACAGTGATCTTGTATCCAAGTCCTGCTTTTTTTAAAGCATCTTCCTGCTCTACAAGCTCTATCCGTCTGCCCTCTTTTACGGCTTGTTTTATCTCATCATATTTGTTGAGCCAAGTGTAAAAATAGCTCCGTGAAATTCCGATGCGTTTGGCGATCATTTCATCCGTATCGCCGTGCCTTGCCCAACTTCGTATTTCTGCAAGTCCGTCTTCCGTTAACCAGTCCCGGTATTTGCCAGTTGCAATCGTTTATCACCCCTTTTTTCTCCACTTTTCATTCAATATCTTTGGGACTGCACAATCCCAATTGATTCTATGGTGTATTCTTCTATGTTTGTCTCCCATCATAGCAATTTTCACGCATGATGGAGCAACCATCACTGTATAAAAGCTTTTCAAATATGTCCCCATATCGAGATATACATCACTCATGCCGCCTTTGTTTTTCTGCGTTGTTTCTTGTGTTAATGAAACATCAGTAACAGAAAAGAAGAGCTTTCCGACAGAACCAAGCGAAACATAAGTATTCACATCTTCATTGATTCTTCCAATAAATTTAAACGGCTTATTTACATCACAGAAAAATGAATTCATGGCCTTTCTTAATACGCCTTTTGAAACATTTCCACCATCTTTGCCGCCTATGAAGTCACCGCCCTGTGTCATTGCAACAGTATCTGCATTGCTCTCTTCGAGGAAATCAAGCATGATATTGCAAACTTTATCCATGTCGGTAACTGCTTTGCCTCTAAATTTATTGTCCTCTATATATCTCCATTCAAAGCTTTTATAATCATCGTCAAGTTCAAGAAAAAAGCGTACTCCGACCTGTTTTGCGAGATCAAAGCACACATTCCTTGCATATACAATTGTTCTTCTGTCATCGGATAAATCCATTGTATCAAAAGTCTTCGATACAGCCAGTTTATCAAACTGTAATACTCTGTTTCCAAATATTCTTCGATATTCGTCTTCAGAATCGTCTTCATTGTCAATGACGATATACCATTTGCCAGTATAATTGCATCTTTCAAGAGTTTTCACAGTTTCGACACGGTCTGCGCGTCCATGAGTAAGAATGAATATTGCAAAATCATCTCTCATTTTT